TGTGCGTAATTCGAGACTGGCGAGTGAACAATTATATCCAGCGTGATCGCTACACACCATCCATTTACACCGAAGAAAAGCAGCGCCTATCTATCGCTGAAAATGGACGGTATAGTCATGTGGATACGCAATGTATACAAGATGTATCCAAATCGGATACACAGGTAAGGATAGATAAGGAAAGAGAAGAGATAGATAATAAGGCGGCTACGCCGCCACGCGCTCGCTTTATTCCTCCTACTCTTGAGGAAGTACAGGCTTACTGTATCGAACGGGAAAACAGCGTAGACGCAGCATACTTCCTTGATTACTACGCTGCAAACGGCTGGGTGCAAGGGAAAGGAAAGCCTATCAAGGATTGGAAGGCTTGCGTCAGGACTTGGGAGCGTCAAGGCTACGGCGGAGAACAATCTTCCGCAGTTCCCAAGCCCAGGCAGTACGACGAGGCTACGGACACATGGAGGTGAGAGCGTGAATTCTATTCTGAACGAGTACGGCGTACTCGGTTCGCTGCTGATTGACCCGTCGTTGTTTCCGGAGGCGGCAGAGCTTCCCGACGATATGTTTTCTTCCGTGCCGCTGCAAGAGATTTTCCGGGCGATGCGTCATCAGTACGAGGAAAGCGGCAGCTTTGATGCGCTGACCGTCAGAGTGGAAGCGGGACGCAATTGCACCGATGTGACGGACAAGCTGATTGCTGGATTGATGGACACAACGCCAACCACGGCGAACCTCGATGTTTACTTAGCAGCGGTCAAGGAAGCTGCGCTTGCACGTTCCTTGCGAAAGATCGGCGAAGAACTGATGACCGCCGAGCATGACCCTACAGACGCGCTTGGACGCGCACAGGAGGCTTTGCAGCGGCTTGCCGAGGAAAACACACGCGGCGATTCGCAAACGCTTACGGCGGTGCTGATGCAGCTCGGATACCGCGTTTCTGAGCAGGTCGGAGGCAGAGTGCCTTGTGTGGCCTCGGGCCTTCTGAGATTCGATAAACTGCTCGGCGGTGGCTTCATTAACGGCGGGTTACACGTCATCGGTGCAAGACCGGCGGTCGGAAAATCAGCGCTCGCCTTGCAAATCGCGCTCAATGCAGCAAGAAACGGAGTCAAGGTATTATACTTGTCACTTGAAATGAGCGCAGAGGACTGTTCCGCTCGCCTTGTCGGCAACATCGGCGGCCTGTCATCGGCGCGGCTCATGTTCGGCGGCAGGCTTACGGACAACGAGTACACGCGCTTTGCCGAGGGGACGACAGCGCTCTCCGCGTTGCCGCTTGTATTCAACAAGCGCACGGGTATGAACGTTCGGCAGGTGGAGGCGCTGGCCTATCGCGAGAAGCCGGGCCTGCTGATCCTCGACCACCTCGGGCTGCTTGAACCGCCGGAAGCTCGGCTTTCGCTTTACGAGGCGACCACAAGGAACAGCAGGGCCTTGAAGCTGCTTGCACTGAGGCTGAACATCCCTGTGCTGTGTTTGTGCCAGCTCAACCGCGCAGCGGCCTCTGACCGTTCTGGTAGCTTTCGGGCTACGATGGCAAATTTACGCGAGAGCGGCGCTATCGAGCAGGACGCGGATACGGTGACGCTGCTGCACAATCCGCCGTGTGAGACAGGTGAGCGCATGGAATCGCCATCTTTGTTGGAGTTGTGGCTCGATAAAAACCGACGCGGCGCGACTGGTCACGTTGACGCGACCTTCTACAAGGTCACAGGGAGGGTTACAGCATGAATATTGAGGCCGCGGCCAGCATTTTAGCGAAAATCAAACCGGCACGCCGGAAGCGTGAGCGCTACCGCCAGCGTGACGAAATGCAGCACCGTGTAATTCCGCTTTTGCCTGCTGATGACCGTGATAAGTTTGAGCGGGCAATGAACCGTCATTTTCGATTATAAAAAAGGCCCTCCCCAAATGGGGAGAGCGTCTCTTGTGGTGAATCCGATTTGTCAATTTTGATTTTACCATAGGAGGAGAAGATATGCAAGCGAAAGCACTTGACACACAGGATAAGCGAACAAGCGAAATTGCAGCAGCGGTACAGGCAGGCAAGGCGGACATTCTGAGACTTTGGGCGGCGGTTGAACGCTTCGCGTGGCAGCAGGCCTTGAGGTGGACGCGGGCAATGGAAGGCCGCGCAGGTGTCGAGGAAAACGACCTTCTGCAAGTGGCCTTTATCGCCCTCATGGACACGCTGCCGACATGGGATGTGAACAAGGGTGAATTTCTCACGCTGTACGGCATTAAGCTTAAGGCGGAGTTCACAGAATCCTGCGGGCAGCGAACACAGCGGACGCGATGTGACCCCATCAACACTGTTTGTCGGTCGATGGACGAGCCGATAGGCGACGAGGACAGCGACCTGACGCTTGCTGACACAATCTCAGATGAAGCAGCAGAAGAGGCCTTTGAGGACGTCGAACAACGGGATTTTCGACAGGCTGTGCAAGCGGCACTTGCACAACTGCCGGATGCACAGCGCGACGCGATCATCGGTGAATTCTGGTTCGGACGAAAGCCAGACCCAAAGTTGAGGCGGGAAGCGCTGCGAGTCTTGCGGCATCCGCGCATTCGAAAGCCGTTAGTGGAATTTTACCGCTGAAAGAACGATGCAACGTCAGAAAAAACAAAGCCGGAAAGGGGGCTTTTCAAACTTTGTCAAAGAAAATCAGAGATGAGACCATTATTGAAGCGCTGCTGATCTCCGCGACAGTGCGGAGCGCGGCGGCAAAGCTCGAGATCAACGAGCAGACGATCTATCGCCGAAAACGTGACGCGGAGTTTATGCAGAAGTATAACGAGGCACGGCGCGAGCGAACCGAAGCGGCGCGTAACGTGCTGCAGGAGCGGGCGCACGCCGCGGCGGATACGCTGGCAACGATCATGCAGGATGCAGACGCGCCCGCACAGACCCGCGTGAGTGCCGCGGCAGAGATTTTACGGCAGACGGTGAAGTACACGGAGATCACAGACATCATGCAGCAGCTTGACGAGCTTGAAGCATGGCGAAGGGAGCAGGAACAGCGATGAAGAAAAATTTTGATATCCGCCTTGCGGCGCTGCGGGAATATCTCAAATCGCTGTCAGCCGATGAAACTACTTTTGTCGTCGAGGGCGGCGGCGAATATCACACAAAAGAAGATCCGTTTAACTACCTGATGCAGCACGGCGCATTTACCCATGATGGCAAGTGCATTGTCCTTTACCCGCACCCGGTAGAGGGCGTAGACCCGTTGAGCCTTTCCCTCTATCAGATGCTTGACGAAGCCATTGGGCGCGGCAGGCTGGAATTGCCAACGCTTGAGAGTGACGAGATCGGAGGTAAAGCCCTTGAATAACAGCATTAAAGCCCGCCTTGCCTCTTTACAGGCGATTGCAGCGCAGAAGCAAACGGGCGTAGCAATTATGCTATTGCTTGAAAATGGCGCGTGGGCGGCTTGCAGAGCGCCGCAAAGCCCTGCAAAGGTGTTTCAGACGGAACAGGCAGCACGAGATTATTTATCAGACTGCGAAAGCGTTATCATTATCGACCTTTAAAAAAAACAGCGCGGCAGCGCATGAAAAAGAAAGGATAATTTACACCATGAGCGAATTTAACATTTATGCCCGAAAGCTCGATACAGCTTTCAAAGAAGCCCGCAGCGAATACAACACCGCTTTCCGCGCACTCCAAGAGGCGCAGCAGGCCAACCGTGACGCTAACGCATGGAAGCCCGGAGACAGCGCCGAGGAAAAGCAGGTTAGAACAACCCGCGCAGCGCTAAAGCTGCATGACGCAGAAGCCATTTTTAACGAGGTGAGCGCCCGCGTTTGGGACAACTTCAAGGCCACGCGCCGCACGATCCGCGCCGAGCTGGAACAGGCAGTGCGCGCCGCCAATATTGCAAACCCTGACGCAATCGACAATAACGCCCTTGAGCTGATGAAAACCGGCGTTCTTTCCCCGGCTGATTACTCCGCGTTCATGGAGAGATTTGACAGCAACCACACCATGTTAAAGTTAGTTGGTCACTACGCAGCCGAAGCCGCAAAGACTACGGACAGCCGCCGAGAGGCCGCAGCCCTTAACGCTATCGCTCTTGACTGCCAGAGCGGGGAGGGCGCAGTCATGCGGGCATGGGACAGCATTTCGGCAATTTCTGACAGTTGCGGCGACGGGGACGGCTACCGGCGCAAATCGCCCGGTGTAATTGTCAGCATGAGCGAAAAATGGGACGATCTCGCGGGCGAGGCCGTGGAGAACTTCTGATTTTCGATAAGCGGCAGAGATCAACATTCTGATACAAAGCTTCCTGAAAACAAATTTAAGGAGAGATAAATATGGAACTTAGTTTTGCGAACGGTGTGCAGGAATACACCGTGCACGGCATTAAGGGTGATGTGATCATTCGATTCAACCCGACTGACGGCACGTTTATCCAGCGTCTTTACAACGCATTTGATACGCTGGACAAGAAACAGGAGAAATACGCAGATGAGGTGCAGAAGTGCGGCGACCGCGTTGAGATTTTCAACATTGCCGACCGCCGCGACAAGGAGATGCGCGAGATCATTGACGGTCTTTTTGAAGAGCCGGTGTGTGACAGCATCTTTGGCAGCATGAACCTTTATGCGCTGGCAGACGGCCTGAACGTATGGGTAAATTTCCTGCTTGCGCTGATGGATGAGACAGACAGCGCCTTTGCTCGTGAGCAGAAAGCCACGAATCCGCGCATTCAGAAGTACACGGCAAAGTATCGCCGATGAATTGGGGCTTGCCTGTCTCCGTCGAGATCGGCGGAGTGAGTTATGAGATACGCACAGATTTTCGCGTAATTCTCGATATCTTCGTAATGCTGAGTGATCCTGATTTGAGCGGCACTGACCGCGCAGAGGGCATCTTGCAGATGTTCTATGTCTCGCCTGAGGATATCCCGCCGCAGCATTTGCAAGAGGCGGTAGACGCTTTCTCGTGGTTCCAGAACGGCGGACAGGAGCCGGACAAGAGGAAATCGCCGAAGCTGGTTGACTGGGAGCAGGACTATCCGTTGATCCTCCCGCCCATCAACCGGATATTCGGACGGGATATCCGCGGAATCCCTTATGATGCGGAGACCAACACCGGGGGCGTCCATTGGTGGACGTTCCTCGGTGCGTATAACAATCTCGGGGACTGCACCTTTGCTCAGGTCGTGCGCATCAGAGACAAAAAAGCACGAGGAAAGACGCTCGAAAAGGACGAACGCGAATGGTACCGCCGCAACAGCGACCTCGTGAACATAAAAAATAAGCTCAGCCAGGAAGAAGAGACCACCATTTCGACTTGGTTGAAATTGGGGAAGGAGTGATCAAATGGCAAATGCTGACGGCAGTGTGATTTTCTCTTGTGATTTGGATTCGACCAAAGCACAAAAGAAACTGAGCAAGCTGCGTGACGAGATATCCGAACTGAACAGCAAGCTTGAAAAGGAAACGGGCAATAAGATGAACCTTGAAAAGCAGCTTGACGCCGCATCTCAGGCAGCGAAAGCTACTGAGGAACGCGTGAAGATGCTGCGAAAGGAAGTCGAACGGCTGAACGACCGCGAATGGATCCAAAAACAGGGCTTTACACAGAACGAGTATCAGACGCAAGTGCTCGACCGCCGCGCCGCTGCGGAGGCGGAGCTCAAACAGCAGGAGGAGCTTTTGCACACGCAGACGAAGGAGGTCAAAACGCTTTCGGCGGCTTACGAAGAGACGACCGCCAACATCGACAGCATGACGGCAAGGCTCGATAAGGCGAAAGTAACCGCCGGTGAGTTGATCGCTAATACGGAGCAGGAACGCAGGGAGCGCGAGGCGGAGAATTCCGCGCTTGCCAAAGCGGGCCAGTATGCCGCGCGTTTCAGAGATCAGGTCAAGAGTTTAGCGCGCTCTATGCTTGTGTTCTCAGTCATCACGGCGGCGCTCATGGCGCTGCGCAAGCAGATCAAGGCGGCTATTGAGACCAGCGCAGAGGCATCCGACGCTTTTGCCCGCCTCAAAGGTGCGCTGCTGACGCTGGCCGCGCCTTTGATGGACGTACTCATTCCGGCGCTGACGTGGCTAATGAATCTGCTTGCGGCCATTGTGTCGGAGATCGTGACGATCATTTCGATTCTGAGCGGTAAGTCAAAGAAGAGCATGGAGGCATCGGGCAAAAACCTCTACAAAGAGGCCGCCGCCATTGACGCGACCGGCAAGGCGGCAAAGGAAGCGACAGACGCGCTCGCGGCGTTCGATGAGATCAACAAACTCAGCACGACAACGTCCGTTGGCGACGGTGGCGGCGGAGCATCCGCCATTGCGCCGGACTTTGATTTTGACGAAGGCCCCATGATGGAAAAGCTCGACAAGGTGTTCCAGAAGATCAACGATATCTTTAAGACCATCCGCGCGGGGCTTGAGATCGTCGTGGATGACCTCAAATGGAGCTTTGACAAGAAAGTTATCCCCAAGAGCAAGGCAACATGGCTGACCGTTTTAACGGCGCTGCTCGGTGCAACGCTCGGCGCGGCGTTCGGCGGCATCACGGGCGGCGTCATCGGTTTATCCCTCGGTGTGCTGCTGGGGCTGTACCTTGTGGGCCTTGACCCCGAAACATGGAAAACCGAGATGGACGCAGAGGATGCGTGGATCGTGGTCATCACGGCTTTGCTCGGTGCGCTGCTTGGCAGCGTGTTTCTTGGCATCACCGGCGGCGTGGCTGGTTTCAGCCTGGGCGCGATCCTCGGCCTCTATCTCACCGGCTTTGCAGAGGGGGACGAGGAACACGGCGGCAAATCGCAGCTTCTTTCCGAGCTGATCGTCGTGCTGTGCGCGCTGCTTGGCGCTGTTATCGGCTCTATCGTGACGCCGGGCGTCGGTACAGTCGTCGGCATGGGATTAGGCCTGATTCTCGGACTGAGCATTTACAGCGTCCGCAAAGACCCGAAGAAGGGCACGCAGCGGCTTGTCAGCATCGGGCGCAGCGTACTTCTTGGACTGCTGGCCGGTGTTCTTGGCGTTGGCCTTGCAGCGCTTGGTATCGTCAGCGCCGGTACGGCGTTCATTATCTCGGCGGCGATCGGTCTTGCGCTGAAATTCTTCGTCGACAGTGTGGACGATTCCAAAGTCAGAAAGGCAACGTCCGGCTTTACCGGCACGCGCGTATCAACAAAGACCCCAACGCGCAGCCGTCGGGTGGCGGCGCAGAACTTAGACGGCAATGCGCCTGTGTATAACGAGATCCCAGCGCTTGCGAGCGGTGCGGTCATCCCGCCGAACCGAAAGTTTCTTGCCGTGCTGGGCGACCAGAAGAGCGGAACGAACGTCGAAGCGCCGCTTTCGACCATCAAGCAGGCCGTTATGGAGGCGATGGCACAGGGTAGCCGCGAGCCCATCAATGTGAACCTCGTTGTGGATGGTAAGACGCTTGCCCGCGTGGTCGTCCCCAACATCAACAACATGACGCGCGCAGCCGGTAAGCCCGTGCTG